TTATACCAAAAACAATCTATGGTTGCCATTAGATACTGATAACTTTCTATTAGTTGAAGAAACAATGTTTTTCAAGAAAAATACATACCGAATAATTCCGGATAATTAAAATAAACCGTAGTCAAACCGTATTCACTTATTGCCCGTATAATTGAGAGAGTGAGCCTTCAGGGGCTTTTTTCGTTATAATAGACATTTTCCAAAATTGCCGTTATAACGGAAATAAAAAAAGGCTGTATAAACAACCTTTTATTTATTATCTATCCAGGATTGGATCTTCATGATAGTTTCTAAACTCAAATCTTCGAACCGTTTTTTTCCAGATCGTAGCCGGGAAATTGCTTGTTGTGAAACGCCGGTAGCCTTCCACAAGGCGTAACCGGTCATTTCCTTGTTCATTAAAATTTCTTTTACTTTTTCGGTATCAATAAGCATAGATAACCCCATTGTCCACGTATCCGACTTTTCTCACGCCGTCGATTGGTTTCATTCCCCGGCCTTCCATCAAGAGTATATTATCTTCATCAACCCAAAAGTCATAACCGTCTGCAAATTCTTCAAAAGTCATTGTGCCTTGAAATTCTAATTCATAAATTCCATTAAGTAATTCTTCGATTCTTCTTTCCATCATTTTTTTCTCCTTTTTTATTTGTAAAGATAAACATTTTTGTTTCCACAAAATCCTACAAATTCAAATCTTTCAAATTTGTTAAAGGCTTCAAAATCTTCAATGTCTAACACTTCTTTGGTTCCGTCAATATAAGAGTATAGGCCTTTTTCTTCAAGGTTTGCTTGACCAACCCAGATTCCTGTATTTCTTTCCGTAAAACCTTTACTGTCAGCAAGTTTTACAAGTTTATCCTTCATACTAATTCCAGAACCTACTGTTACTACTTGTTCACCGTTGATTTTCATTTTCCTTTTCCTTTTCCTTTTCCT